TGGGAATATTTCTCGTAAAAAGTAAAAGAGGATTTAACAAATGAGTGAATATGTAGGAAAGGAATACCTAAAAAGAAAACTTGAGAATAAGCGAATCAGGGTAAATGCTCGCTATAAATACTATGAGATGAAGAACAAAGCGAGAGACCTAAACATCACAATGCCAGAGAGATTAACTAGCTATAATGCTGTTCTTGGATGGTGTGGTAAGGCTGTTGACTCTATGGCAGACAGAACCGTGTTTAGAGAGTTCGATAATGATGCATTAGGAGTCAACGAAATATTTGAGGTAAACAATGGAGACATCCTTTTTGGAGATGCTATTCTATCTTCTTTGATTGCATCTTGTTCCTTTGTTTATGTTTCTCCGAGTGAGGACGGCTACCCACGTTTGCAGGTCATTGATGGCGGAAACGCAACAGGAATCATTGACCCTATCACGAGATTGTTAAAAGAGGGCTATGCTGTCCTTGAACGTAACGAGCACGGAGAGACAATTCTTGATGCATACTTTACAGCAGAGAGTACTGTATTCCATAAACAAGGAAAAAAAGAAGATATGATTGTTAAGAATGATGCCGGATATCCTTTGCTAGTTCCGATTATTTATAAGCCAGACGCAAAAAGACCTTTTGGACATTCTAGAATCTCAAGAGCATGTATGAGCATTCAACAGAGTGCACTCCGAACCATTAAGCGCTCGGAAGTATCTGCAGAGTTCTATTCATTCCCGCAGAAATACGTTTTGGGATTGAGCGAAGAGGCAGAGCAGATGAGCACCTGGAAAGCTACAATCTCTTCATTCTTGAGATTTGATAAAGACGAGGACGGAGATAGCCCAATTGTAGGACAGTTCACACAGCAGAGCATGAGTCCTTATGTAGACCAATTGAGAATGTTCGCTGCATTGTTCGCAGGAGAGACAGGACTCACGCTTGATGATCTAGGTTTTGCATCAGAGAACCCAAGTAGTTCAGAGGCTATTAAAGCAGGACATGAGGATTTAAGATTGGCCGTTAGAAAAGCACAGAAATGTTTCGGAGTAGGATTTAAAAACGTTGGTCTTGTATGTGCAAGCCTTCGTGATGGATTCCGATACGAAAGAGAAGTGCTAAAAGATGAAAAGCCCGTATGGGAGCCTATCTTTGAGCCGGATATGAGTACCTTATCCACAATCGGAGATGGAGCTTTAAAGATAAATCAAGCAATTCCGGGATACTTCACAAAAGACAATATGCGAGACTTAACCGGAATAGATGCAGGAGGGGAGGTATAATTGGAGGATATTGTTCCAAGTCTGCTTGAGAAAATCAAGAAAGACTTTGAGAAGAGGGTTGAGAATGATTCAGATATAATCAAGCTCAATTCCAAGATTAGAGACGGAACCGCAACACTCCACCAAACATCCTTGTATGCGAGACGATTGGGAGACCACTTGTCAGACGTGCTACAAGAGAATTTGACGGAGGATGCATTACCGGATGGTCGGATGTTCTATAACATAGCAGACCGAATTGTTACACCTTTGATGAGACAGAACTTTGATTTAACAAATGCGAAGGCCAAGGAAGTACAGTCGCTAATAGATCAGAAGAACGGAATAGGTCTAAATCCTATTTCAGCAAAATATCCGAAGGACAGAGTAAAACAGATTGTTGATTCTCTGACGGAAGAAGATGCAGACTTTGAGAAGATTCAAACACGAATGGGAGAGCCTATTCGGAATTGCTCTCAAAGTTTTTTTGATGATTTCATCCAAGCGAATGTAGATTACCGAGCAAGAGCAGGGTTTAAATCGTATATCGTAAGAACATTGGTCGGAGGAGCTTGTCCTTATTGCGTTAGATTGGCAGGTGCCTATGAATATGGGGAAGAGCCAAAGGACGTGTATAGGAGACATGATAGTTGTCGTTGCACGGTAACGTACAAGACAGAGAAGTATCGCCAAAATGTTCACACAAAAAGAAAAACCTATTGGGTTGATACTCCAGAGTTGGTTCGGTTCTCAAAAGAGAAAGCCGAAGAGTTACAGAAAGAGTTACTAGGAGGTAAATAGTATGAGGTTAGGTAGACAAACTCCTACCGCCTCCGTAGTGCTTAATTACACCAAAACCTATGGTGATAAAGCCATAGATTTGTATAACCAAACCACAAGGACAGCGCAAGAGTGGCAAGAGAACATGTTGAGAGACATATTTGCCTATAATGACGAAGGTTTGTGGGTTCATACGAAGTTTGGCTACTCTATTCCACGAAGAAATGGAAAGAATGAAGTAGTAGCCATGGCGGAAATGTTCGCACTTGTCGAGTTAGGCATAAAGGTCTTGCACACAGCGCACAGAACTACCACAGGTCACACAGCTTGGGAAAGGCTTTGTTCATTACTTGATGATTTAGGTCAAGAGTATGAGTGCACCAAGCAATTAGGACTTGAAACAATCACATTGAGCAATGGTGGAAAGATTTCTTTCCGTACACGCTCATCTAAAGGCGGTTTAGGTGAAGGCTATGATATGTTAATCATAGACGAGGCCCAGGAGTACACTGACGATCAGGAGAGTGCTCTAAAGTATGTCGTTTCGGATTCGCAAAATCCTATTACGATATTTTGTGGTACGCCACCCACAAACGTTTCAGCCGGAACAGTATTTCTAAAATTCAGAGAAAAGGTCCTTTATGGACAATCAATGAACTCTGCATGGGAAGAATGGGGCGTTGAAGAAATGTCCGATGTTCACGACGTTGATTTGTGGTACGAATGTAACCCATCAATGGGTACAATCCTAACAGAGAGAAAAGTACAAGACGAAATCAGCAATGATGATATTGATTTTAACATCCAAAGACTAGGGCTTTGGTTGAAATACAATCAAAAGTCAGCTATTTCGGAAGGTGCTTGGGATGAACTTGAGATATCGAATGTTGAAATTGTTGGAAATGTGTTTGTAGGTATTAAATACGGACATGATGGTGCCAATGTGGCAATGAGTGTTGCTGCCAAGACAACAGATGGAAATATCTTTGTCGAAGGCCTTGATTGCCGTCCTGTATCAGACGGAAACGGATGGATACTAAATACCTTGTCAAAATTACACACGCAAAAGAACTCCGTTATAGTTGACGGGGCAAGCGGTCAGCAATTATTAGCAGGAGACATGAAAGCAAACAAAATGAAACCACCTGTACTTCCAAAGGTAGTGGATGTGATTGTGGCAAACTCATCATTTGAGCAAGCCATTTTCCAAAAGACATTAGTCCATTCCGCTCAACCAAGTTTAAAACAGATAATTACTAATTGCGAAAAGAGGAAGATAGGCTCTGGTGGTGGATTTGGTTATAAATCAATATTAGAAGGTGCAGACGTTTCCCTTATGGATTCAGCAATTTTAGCGCATTATGCGTGCTCTATTGCCAAAGCACCAAAGAAACAACATATCGGTTATTAGATTGGAGACTTTTAAAGTCTCTTTTTTAATACATACGCACTACACGGTTAAAGTAGGAGGTTACAAAAATGAGTGAAGAAAAGACATTTTCACAGGACGAATTAAATTCTATTGTCCAGGAGAGACTAGAAAGAGCAGAGAAGAAGTTTGAAGAGAGATTCAGCGGTTATATGTCAGCAGAAGAGGTTGACAAGCTAAAAGCTGATTATGATAAACAAATTTCTGATCTAAACGATTCTATGTCGGCACAATCTGAAAAGTACGCAGACTTTGAAACACAGCTTGCAGAGCGAGATGCCAAGATTAAGGCGTTTGAGACTAACTCAATAAAAAATAGGATAGCCCACGAAATTGGCTTGAACTATGAGGCGGTTGGGTACTTACAGGGAGAGACAGAAGAGGAAATTAAGAAGTCCGCAGAAGGTCTTAAATCGTTAGTAGGACAATCATTTGTTCCGCCTTTGGCAAACCCAGAGGTAGACGCTGACGAAGATTCAAAAGTGCTCGCAGCTAAAAAAATGTTGCGAGAAATGAAAGGAGAATAAGAAATGGCAACAGCAAACACAATGACAATGGGAACTAACTTTCCATCAGTATTATCAGACGAAATTTTCAACAAGGTAAGAGGAAAATCTTCTCTTGCTAAATTATCACAGCAGATTCCTGTATCTTTCACGGGAACAGACGTGTTCACATTTAATTTTGACAACGAACTTTCAATCGTTGCAGAAAACGGACAGAAGGTTGCCGGTGGTGCTACCGTTGCTCCTGTTTCAATCACACCTATCAAGGTTGAATATGGTGCAAGAGTTTCTGACGAATTTATGACCGCATCAGAAGAGCATCAGTTAGAAATGCTTGCAGAGTTCCAGAACGCATTCGCTAGTAAGGTTGCAAAAGGTTTAGATATCATGGCTTTACATGGTTACAACCCTTATACCGGTACAGCATCAGCCGTTATTGGAACAAATCATCTTGATTCAAAGGCAACAGCCGTAAGTGGACAGACCTCTATTGAGGCAGGTATGGCAGCAGCAGCCGCAGCAATCACAAACTATGACATCAACGGAGTAATTCTTTCAAAGGCAGCAGGCGCAGAACTTGGACAGCTTAAAGAGAATGGTGTTTCTGTTTATCCACAGTTAAAGTGGGGCGGACAGATTGACGAAATCAACGGCTTAAAGGCTGATGTAAACGTTACCGCTGATGCATCTGCAGCAGTAGCTTACGCAGGAGACTTCTCTGCATTCAAGTGGGGCTATGCAAAGGATATCTTCTTCAAGGTTATCGAATACGGTGATCCAGATAATACAGGTGTTGACCTTGCAGGTTCTAACCAGGTATATCTTCGTGGAGAGGCTTACATCGGATGGGGCATCATGGATGGAGCTGCATTCGCTAAAGTCACAGAGGCATAGTAGCTTATGAAGTTTATCAATGAGAACACAGGAGTTGTTATCGAAGTAAACGGCAAGGTGGAAGGCAATGGTTGGAAACCTGTTGAAAAGAAAGCAACTCCTAAAAAGAAAGGTGCTGAAAAGAAATGAGTGCATACGCAACTGTTGAAGAACTAGCAGAATATTGGAGAACAATGACGGAATCAGAGTTGACTAGAGCAAGTGTTCTTTTGGACAATGTTTCGTCAGAGATTCGCTTATATGCGAGCCGATTAGGCATTGACTTTGACACCCAGGTATCAGAGAATGCCGACCTCGAAACAGTAACCAAATCCGTAGTGATGGATACAGTTGCTCGCATTTTGAATCAGTCAACTACTGATGAGGCTGTAAGTCAGTATTCTCAATCTGCTATGGGATATTCAGTCTCCGGGACATATCTAGTTCCCGGAGGTGGTTCCCTAGTTCTCAATCGTGATTTAAAGCGTTTGGGATTAAAACGGCAGAGATATGGAATAATGGAGGTATTTGATGTCAACGAAGATTAAAGG